TTGAGGGTATTTTGGTGTGAATCGTCCTGAATAAGCCATATAAATACTATGTATATTTCAATTTAAAGAGTTAATCAATGGCCGTAATCTCCATACCAACATCAGTCGCTGGCGTTTCTCTACCAGGCCAATTAGGTCAAATCGCTAAAGGTCCGCTTTCCGCTTTATATGGCGGCAAAGGGGTTCAAACTTTAAAGTATCCTTCTGACCTTGCTACTGACGCCACCAAAAATCATTACGTACAATTTTCAATTAAAGAAGTTATACCTGCTGGATATTTTGGAGGCGCATTTACAACTCCTGGCCAAAGCATCAATCTTAGTGGTATTTCTCAGGCAGCAGGAGCACTTGGCGGAGCAATAAGTGATGGAATTAAAAGTGTCACGGCAAGTGCCGCTAGTGAAGGTGGTCTTACCGGAAAAGCACTTACTGCTACCCAAGAAGGTATCGGCCAAATTGCAGATTCAGCAACGGGTAAACAGTTTAGTGAGTTTGGGTCTACAATTGGCAAATATATTCCCACTTCACTACAAATTTCACCTACAACAACACAAGCTAAAGCATATATTTCTTTATATATGCCAGATACATTAACTGCACAATATTCGGCCGACTGGCAAGAAATGAGTTTAGGTGATATGGGTGCTGGAATATCCACATTAAGAATGATTGACCAATTAGCTACTAATGCAGGACAACAAGGAGCTTTTACGTCTGCCAGTAATTTAGGAAAAAGTTTAGGTAATTTAGCATCAACCGATCCAGCAGTTACAGCAACAGTTGCAAGCATAATGAGTGCAAGTGGTATTGGTAGTAATTTAATTGATGCTAAAGTAATTGGCGATGTTGTATTAAAAGGCCAAGGTTATGCAATTAACCCACAATTACAGATGATTTTTAGGGGTGTTGGTTTTCGTAGTTTTCAATTATCTTTTATGTTTACACCAAAATCTTTGGAAGAATCTACTGAAGTTAATGACATTATTAAAACATTTAAATATCATTTTTCACCCGGTTTAGAAACTGGTAAAACCGATTCAACACAAAGTATGTTTTTGACTTCGCCTTCGATATTTAATGTACAATTTAAAATCGGTCAAAACGAAAATCAATATGTGCCAAAATATGGCGATTGTGTTTTAGCTGATATTGACGTTAATTATGCACCAAACGGTTTTGCTGCACACGAAAATGGTGCACCAGTACAAACAACACTCAACCTAACATTTAAAGAAATTGTTATTGTTGATAGAGATAAAATTGCTAACGGAACTTTAAGATAATGTTATATTTTAATACTTTACCAAAAATTTTAACTAACGACAATAAAAATAATGCTATTGTTTTAACTAATATTTTGGCCAGAGCAGAACTTGTACAAAATTTAATGACAAACCCTTTAATGTTTTATGATTATGATATTCAAGATGGTGATACCCCAGACATTGTTGCTTCCAAATATTATGGCGATTCATACCGATATTGGTTGGTTTTGTTTTCAAATCAAATATTAGATCCACAATGGGGTTGGCCCCTATCTTCTCAACAATTTACATTATATTTAAATAATAAGTACTCTGTTGCGGCTAATGCTAATACCGTTTTGGCATACACATCTTCAACAATATATGAATATCGTAAAATTATTACGACAACTGACGAAACATCATTGGCAACAACATCGAAAACTTATGTGGTTGATGAACCGACATATTTGGCAACGATGCCTTCAACAAAAACAGCAACATTTTCTAATGGTACAACAGCAACAGAAGTGATTACAAAAGAGGCTGTTAACATATATGATTGGGAAGTTGAACAAAATGAATCAAAGAGAACTATTAAATTAATAAATGCAATTTATGCTCCGCAATTTGAAAGTCAATTTAAATCATTAATGGGTACATAAAGTGGCAGATATATCTTCTTCAGCACCAAAGCCTGCTGGTGTATCATATCCAAAAGACTATGCGTTAATAAATCTCACCTTACTATCAGCAGCTAATAGTATGGACATGAAAAATTTATTGACCGAATTATCATATCAAGAAGATTTGTTTAATAACACAGCGTCAGGTTATTTGATGGTTGTTGATTCTATGGGTTACATTGAAACATTAAATCTTACTGGTAATGAATATTTGCGTATGACATTTGGTAAAACCAATCAAAATTCTAACTGGATTGATAAAATATTCCGTGTTTATAAAGTAGACAAAAGACGACCAGAAGGTAAAGGTGATACTGAATCATATTCTTTATATTTCTGTTCTGAAGAAATGTTATTATCTGAACAATATAAAGTAAGCAAATCATATCGTGCCAAATCTATTTCAGATAATGTTATTGATATTTTAGAAAATTACTTAAAAGTACCAAACAAAAAAATTGCTCAAATAGATTCAACTTATGGTGTATATGATTTTGTTATACCAACAATAAAACCATTTGATGCAATCAATTATATGGCGGGATATGCTAGACCACAACCGGACAAACCTGGTGCTGATATGTTGTTTTATGAAAATAAGTTTGGTTTTAATTTTAGGTCAATTCAATCTATGATGAGAGAACCTGTTTTTTATAATTACAGTTATGATCCAAAAAATATAGATAACGCTACATACGATTTAAATAAACGAATACATAATGTTACAACATATGAAATTTTAAATTCTTATGATTCATTAGCAGCAATTAATTCAGGTATATTTGCCAATAAATTAATATCTGTGGATCCAGTCACAAGACGATATAAAGAAACTAACTTTGATTATGCTGGTTACATTAATGAAGCCACGATGTTAAACGAATATCCAATTACAAATACATTTAGAAATAGATTTGGTGAAGGAGTTAATCAAACTCCAGAAGCAGTAACAAAATTAATATTTTCAAATTTTAAACAAAATCAAGTACCTTATATTGCTGCTCAAGGACCTGATTCTGTTGGTAAAGACATTTATGCTGAAACTTACATACCATATAGAACAGCACAGTTAGCATTGGCAAATTATACAAGAGTTAAAATTTCTGTTCCTGGAGATCCTGGTCTTACTATTGGTACAAACATTAATTTATCTTTATTGTCTAAAAACCCTAACAACAAAGAGCCTGATCCGTTTTATTCAGGAAAATATTTAATTACAGCAGTTCGTCACATGATTACAATGAATGAATACAAAACTGTGCTTGAAATTACAAAAGAAAGCACAACTAAACAATATGCTTCACCAGATAACAATTCTGCTCTGTGGCAGAATACGGTTAAAGGAATTACATAATGTCTAAAATGATTAACAACTTTGCCGGATTAAATGGTTTTGTTTGGTGGGTTGGTGAAATAGAAACTAGAATTGACCCATTGGGTTTAGGTCGGTGTCAAGTTCGTATCTTTGGTTGGCACACAACAAATAAAGAGTTAATACCCACGGAAGATTTACCGTGGGCTCACCCAATATACCCAATAAATAATTCAAAATCGTTTGCTGCACCAATGATAGGAGATTGGGTTGTTGGATTCTTTATGGATGGAGAATCAGGACAATTTCCCATAATGTTTGGTGTAATGCCTGGTCTTAAATAATAGGAGTTAAAATGAACGCTCGAGATGGAATTACATTATCCAATGATATAAACAGAAAAATAGATGCTGGCACAGTCACAGTTAGCCAAGCACAAGGTTATATTGATGAATTAACACCTTATTTGAATTTTACAAATCTGGCTAGTAATATTCAATATACTATTGACCGATTGAAACAAATAAAAGCTCCGAGCGCACCAATAAAACCAAATCTTGGAACAGCAGAGAAACCACCAGTTAGTCCTTACACAGGAATATTTAATGGCACTGGCCAACCTACCACTCCTGCTCTTGGCTTAGGCCAAGTAGCTAACACCGCTATCGGCTTTACCAATAGTACATTATCACATAATTGTGATTTTGCTACAGACCTTATCAAAAATAATACACTAAAACGTTTTTTAAATGCTCAAGCAAATAATGTTAGAGAAGCTATTCGTGCAGTAATGAGAGCTTTAGGTTTTTCTGACGCTACCGGTACAGCACAATGGATAACAGATAAATTAAAAACAATTACAAGAGCATTAAAATATATACAAAAAAATGTAATACAACCTATTCTTGATTTAGAAGCTATAGCTATTCAATATGTCAAAAAAATACAGGACGTTATTGCATATATTTTAAGTTTACCTGCTAGATTATTGGCAATTTTACAAGATTGTTTAAAAAAATTATATGAATCTGTTGCTAGTGTTTTAACTGATATTACTGGTGGTGGCGGAATTGGTTTTGGTGATGCAATTAAAGCTGCCAAAGAAACTGCTCAAACATTTAATCAAACTGTTTCTCAAGCGGCTACAGCTGCTGCGGGCGCTGTGGCAGTTGTAAGTGCAGCACAACAAATACCTAATGTTGCGACACAGTTCAAAAAAGGTATATAATGGATAATCCATCAACAAACTTATGGACACAACCTGAATCAGCAGCTAATGCTGATACTCAACCAGAATATCCATACAACAATATACAACAAAGTGAATCTGGCCATTCGTTTGAAATGGATGACACACCTACCCGTGAGAGAGTTCGAATATCTCACCGCTCAGGTACTTTTATTGAAATGCAACCCAATGGTGATGAAGTACATAAAGTATATGGTACTGGTTATGAAATCACCGTAAAAGGTAAAAATGTGGAAATTAATGGCGTTTGTAATCTTACCATTAATGGCGATTCAAATATTCACATAACTGGTAATAAAAATGAAATTATTGATGGTAACTATAACCTCCAAGTGATAGGTGACATGACCGCTAGAGCCGCAGGAACCAACGGTATGCAGTTAATCTCAGACAACGACATGACTATTCAATCTTCTTCAAGTTCGACTGGTGCGATGTACCTGTCTGCTGGAGACCATATATATTTGGCGTCAGACTTGGTAGTTGCGGGTGCAGTTTCGGCCGATACCATTTCCGCTGAATCTCGTATTAATGCCGGAACTGGTCTATATGCCGGTCCTTTGGGTGTTTATTCAGTAGGACCAATTACTTCTTTAATATCAGTACAAGCACCACTTGGTACGTTTGGTATTATGGAAGCTATTTTAATGACAGATACTATCAATAGTAATATTTACAATACGCATACACATATTGGTAATAGAGGATTTCCAACCAGTACACCTTTGACCGGTTTCTTCGGAGTTTAATTATGTCAACAGTTAATAATGCAACAGGAGTATTTGCAACATTAGGTTACAATTTTAGTGACCCGAACGGTTATGTTGATCCACTTTCATCAGATGCAATTGACTATTTGGAAAAACAGCCGGCTTTTATTAAAACGTGGCAAGCACAAGATATTGCAAATAATGCCGTGAGTGATTATTTTCAAAATCCTGTATTGACTTATGTAAATACTATTCTTACAACTGCCAATACAATTGCGGCCAATCTTGCCGTGGCCAATTGTTCCGCTTTAGTTAGTGCGCAAACTGCTTGTATTACTTTGTCGGCTACGGCTGTTGCTTTTAATGCTCACACCAATAGATTATCTGCAATAACTCCGTTTAATGGTGAAGATGTAACAAACCCCTATTATGAAACTGCAATTTCATTTGGTAAAACAGCCTTATACATCACCAATCAAACAGACAACATAACCAACACATCACCTATTTTGGGTAGTTTTGGTAGTATTTTAATAGGACCACAAATTAGTAATCAATCCAATACAATTTACCCATACATTGCTTTGATTGCTAACAGTATTACTGGAAATAGCCAAAGCTCCGTAGGAGGTAACACCTCATTAACTGCAACACAAATTAACCAGATTGTATCGGACATATCAAATACCAACACTTTACTGTCATCTCAGAGAAGCGCAGACGTAGCATTTTATGGTAATTTGAAAACATTCTCTGACAAGTATAACACAGTAAGACAATTTTCAAGTATGGGTGAAACTCAAAATTATCTGTGTAACAACTTTATTGGCACCGACAAGTTAATTACACGAATTAATTCACAGGAAGCATGATAAATAATAAATGGCAACACTAACCAATCTTTATTCCGATTTAGACTTCACATTCAACCTTGTTCCTGGTTCAAAGGATGTTGCTCGAAGCTTTGATGACCAAGCGGTTATTCGTTCGGTTCGTAATCTTTTATTGACCAATTTCTATGAAAGACCGTTTCAACCAAATATTGGCGGAAACATTGACAAACTTTTATTTGAACCGGCCACAAATTTAACAGCCAGTTTAATTAAAACCGAAATTGAAAATGTTATAACAAATTATGAACCTAGAGTACAAATAGAAGATATTACGGTTACCGGTAATATTGATGAAAA